GGCCTATTGTTCCATAAAAACAAGGCCGGCGCCGGCCACCGGCGGCTATGGACTAAAAGCTTATCCAAGTTTTTGATAAAAACAGGCATTGAACTGCCTGCACGCTATATGGCCAGTCGTCAGGGGGATATCTGGATAGGTAAACTATCATAAAACAAAAACAGGAGGTAAACCGTGTCTAATAATCCTGAAACCATAAACGATTCACCGGAAGCCGTAACCACTCTACCTGCAACAATCAATATTGAACCTCATATAATTTCTTTCAGCTACGACTTGCAATGGAATTACGCCGATGCCAAAGCAGCACTGGAATCGGTTGTCGAAAGATATGTCGGCTTAGCAGTCACCGACGAAAACCTTTCTGATATGGAAAAAACCCAAAAGGAAATTGCAAGTTTCCGCATTAAGCTCGATAAATTCCGAAAGGAAAAGAAAAAACAGCTATCCGCTCCCGTTGATGATTTTGAAACCGAGATCAAAAAGCTGCTGTCGATTGTTGATAAGGCTGAAGCTCCCTTGAAGGATCAGATTCTTAAATTTGAAGATACTCGTCGACAGAATTGTCATAACGAACTGCTGGAGTGGGCGAAAACAACCGCTAAAAAATTAGGGCTGCGTGATCAAAACTTTGCGATCACGATAAGGCAGCAGTGGACCAATCGTGGAGCCAGAGAATCAATTGTCCATAAGGAGATTGTTGACGAAATTGATAGTCTGTTAACCAAGCAGCGCCAGGCGGATGAAGCGGCTGAACTTAAGCGGCAGCGATTCGTACTGATTGAGCAGCTGTGCGATTCAAATAGTAAAGCGTTCGGTCTTAGTACACCGGTAAACTGCATCGATGTGGCGGCTGCTGTCGAGCATGCCGGATTAGCTGAATTGTCCGGTATTATTGCCGAAGAGTGCCGGAAGCGGCGAGAGGTGGAGTTACGGGCAGCAGCTGCGGCAATGCCTCCAGCGCCGCCGATACCACCGGTGCCTGAGCGCCAGACGTGCAACGAATGGCCCAATACAGTGCTGAACTACGAATATGAGTGCTCGAATGATTTTCCGCCGCCAACACCGTTACCGGCGGTACCACCAGCGCCGCCACCTATGCGGACACCAACTAATTTTTCTGTGGCGCCTTCAGCGCCGGTACCAACAGAGATATGGACTGTTGTATTAAAACTTCCCCAAATAACATTTGAGCAAGCGCAAGGCTTTAAGCAGCATCTTGCCAGCAATAATATCAAATACGAAGTCGTAAGCCAGGAGAGGGTGAGGTAGTGGACATTACGAGCAACCCCGAAGTCTACTATTCTCAGCAAGCTAACATGCACTACATGTCAGTAAGCCAATATAAAAACTTCATGAAGTGTGAGGCTGCCGCTCTAGCTCAAATACGCGGTGAAGACCATCCCATAGATAGAGAGTCACTGACTGCCGGCCAATACTTCCATGCCTGGAATGAGGGCACACTCGACATATTCAAAGTCAGGAATCACGACACAATTTACAACAAAAAGGGCGATCCCTATGCAGCATTTAAGAAAATCGACGAAATGATCGCTGTACTAAAAAGCGCCCCGTATTGTATGGCGTTTCTGGAAGGGGAAAAGGAAGTTGCCATCACCGCTGTATTTGCCGATGTACCATGGAAAATTAAAATTGATGTCCTAAATTCCGATTACGGATTTTTTACGGACCTAAAGTCAACCAGTAGTATCCGGGAATTAAATTGGTCCGAAAGGTACCGGCAGCGCTTGAATTTTATTGAGGAATATGACTACCTGGTGCAAATGGCTGTATATGCCGAAATTGAAAGGCTGCATAGCAGCCGGGACAAATGGCTGCATCCCATCATCGTGGCTGTAAGCAAAGAAAACCCGCCGGACAAAGCCGTTATCTCACTGTATGATGAGCAGCGTATACACATGGAGTTAAACAATATTGAGGACAATATGCCACGCATCATGGCTGTTAAAAACGGTGTAGAGCTGCCAAAGCGGTGCGAGGTGTGCAAATATTGCCGAAGCACTAAGATTGTTAGTGAAATGATTAGTTATTATGACCTTGGCGGCGTTAGGTACGCCAAGGCGTGAGGAGTGAAATAGTTGAAAAACGTTAACATGCAAGTAACCGATAATATCTTGACGATCACGGTTGACCTGTCAAAACAGTACGGCAAATCAAGCTCAGGTAAATCAACTATTGTGGCCAGTACCGAGGGCAATCGCGATGTCCCGGAGACGGATTTAAAAATTGGGCTGAACGTGTACCGGAAGGAGTGAGAATTTGAGCACACCTATATTTCAAAAGGCGCAGCGCCGGAAAGCCAAGTTGCGGTTAGCCCTGTGCGGCCCGTCTGGATCCGGCAAGACATACTCTGCATTAAAAATAGCCAAGGGCATGGGTGGCAAGATCGCCCTGCTGGATACCGAAAACGGCAGTGGCCAGCTATATTGTGATATTGCCGACTACGATGCTGCTGAGATCGCGCCGCCGTTCACTGTTGAAAAGTATATTGGCGCAATAAAAGGAGCCGAGAGTGCTGGTTATGACATTTTAATTATTGACAGCTTAACCCACGCCTGGGCTGGTCAGGGCGGCCTCCTGGAAGAAGTCGACAAGCGCAAGAGCAGCGCGAATAGTTTTAGTGCCTGGCGCCACGTTACGCCGATGCATAACACATTGGTTGACACGATCCTTCAGTCAAAAATGCATATCATTGTCACGATGCGTTCCAAAACAGCCTATGAAATTGAGAAAGACGAGAGAGGCAAGGCGGTACCGGTCAAAAAAGGCATGGCGCCGATCCAGCGAGATGGCCTTGAATACGAATTTACTGTTGTGCTTGACCTAGACAACAAAAGCCATTGTGCTGAATCAGGCAAAGACAGGACAGGGCTATTTGATGGTAAAGTGTTTGTCCCAACAGAAGATACAGGAACCGCGCTCATGCAGTGGCTTAATATGGGAATCGATACGCAGCCGCAATATTACCAGGGATATCAGCAGCCTTATGGGTACGCTGGGCATGGGCAGCCACAGTATGGGCAACCGGTGCAGGAACAACAGCTGCAGACCGCGCCAACGGTATACGGCTTCCCGCAGTATGAGAACGAGATCATATCCTGCGTGGTCGCGGCCGGACATCCATGGAATGATTTAACACTGCTGCCGGCGTACATCGAAAAACGCTTTAACCGACCAATACAACAATTAACCGTCGAAGAATGCCACGCATTATGGCATGAATTTTATGGATACGCACAACGAAAACAAGGGGGGCAACCAATATGAATAAATTTATATTAACCGGCAATCTATGCGCCGACCCAACATTTACGGCAGGGCAAGAAGAATCGAAAAACCGCTGCAATTTCCGGATTGCGTATAACCATAACAAGGATAAGGCCACATTTTTTAGTTGCACAGCCTGGGGGAAAACCGCCGAGCGGGTGAGCAAGCTTGCTAAGGGAAAACGGATTTTAGTTGAGGGTGATATCGAAGAAAATGAATGGACAGATCAACAAACACAAGCAAAACAGCGTGATAAGCAGATTAACGTTCGCAACGTGGAATATATTGACTTTCCGGATCAGACCGCACAACCTACAGCAACACAGCAGCCAGCGCAGGGCTACACACCACCGCCTGTCAATTATGGAGCTCCGCCAATACCTGGTTACGGCGCAGCCCCGGCGTATCCCGCAGCGCCAACACCTGGCTGTCCTCCAGCGCCGCCGGCCGCACCACCTGCCCCGCCAGTTCCGGCTGCAGCGGCACCACAATACCATACTGATGCTCTAGGTAATCAGTATCAACTTATTAACGGTCGGTGGGCATTAATCAGTGTAGCCAATGCAGCGCCTCCAGCCGTACAGCCACCACAGCAACAGTATGGAGTACCAGGTCAGCAACCACCACCGCCACCGCCGCCAGGATTTAACGGTAACTCGCCATTTTAATTATGAAACAGCAATTTATTGATCTACTGCTCAAGACTGAGCGGCCAGGGATAAATAATCTAATCGCCTATCTTGATACCCAGACTGATTTTTTCACAGCGCCGGCAAGTACGAAATACCATGGCGCCAAGGAAGGTGGATTACTGGAACACTCCATCGCGGTAAATAAAAATATCGATTTGGTATGCAACAGTATCGGGCTGGTTACACAATGGAACTCCCGGCGCATCGTGGCTTTATTGCACGATGTTTGTAAGGCTAACTTTTATCGAAAAGCAATCCGTAATATAAAAAATCAGCAGACCGGACAATGGGAATCTATTGAAGTTTACGAATTTGACGACCAATTGCCGTTAGGGCATGGCGAAAAATCAGTAATGATCCTTCAGCGATATATCTACTTGTTGGATGAAGAAATGATGGCTATTCGCTGGCACATGGGAGGCTTTGACGATACAGCCCGGAGTTATGCCGGCGGGCTCCAGTTATCGGCAGCTATGCAGACATACCCACTGATAACTGTTTTGCACACTGCTGACCTAATTGCAAGCAACATTCAAAAATCGTAAACTACATAGGCCGTCTGGTTCGCTGGACGGCCTATGCTTTCCCTGGGGGGCTATATGTTTCAGCTTAGACCTTATCAAGAAATGCTCATTGAAGGATCCAGGCTTGAGTTTCAGGGCGGGAAAAAGCGGACTTGTATTGTAGCGCCTTGTGGCGCCGGCAAGACTGTAATTATGGCCTATATGGCCAGTCAAGCGCGTTTAAAAGGAAACAGAACACTCTTTGCCGTGCATCGTCAAGAGCTCATTCAACAATCATCCGACACCTTTCAAGCATTAGGTGTGTCTCATGGGATTATCGCTGCCGGTTATCCGTCATCCCCTGCAGAGTATATACAGATTGCTAGTATTCAAACAGTCGTTAGGCGCTTAGACAAGATAATCACTCCGCAGGTTATTATTTTGGACGAGTGCTTCGTCAAAGGTACTATGATAGGCAATGTGCCGATTGAAGATATTCAAGTTGGTGATAAAGTACCATGTTTTGATGAGGTAACAAAGGAAATTACGCTGTCAAAAGTTACCCATCTATTTAAAAAAAATGCTCCACAAAAATTAATCGGTATTCAATGCGATAACGGAAAAGAAATTATCTGTACCGGTAATCATCCTGTTCTTACCATTGATAGTTGGAAGAGCGCCAATTGTTTAAAAGAAGGTGATTTGATATATGCCGATATGTCCGCGATGCGGGGGCAACATGAGTCGAAAAGCGCAAAGATGTCAGCACTGTTACCGCTTAGATATGGCAGAAAGAAATCGTTGGCAAGCGCCAATCAGAATGACTACACGGAATCCTATGTGGGACGAAAGCTGTCGAGAAAAAATGTCCAATACGCTCAAATCAAAAAGACACAAGCCACCAGTCCAAGGGGGGAACGGAAAACCGACTGCAATACCTCAGCAATTGCTTGCAGAAACATTAGGCTGGGGAATAGAGTATATCGAAGCAACAGGCATGCCGAGAGGTTCAGGTTATCCGCCTCACTACAAAATAGATATAGCCAACGTGAAGCTAAAAATTGCGATCGAAGTGGACGGAGCCAGTCACAATGCATTGGCGCGCAAAGCACAAGACAAAAAGAAAGAAGAATTCTTGAAATCGCAAGGGTGGTTCGTATTAAGGTTTACGAACAAGGAAGTAATGGGGAATTTGCAAGAGTGTGTCCAGACGGTTATGTCTACAATGTTGAAGTTGAAACCTATGGAACCTATATTGCAAATGGAATAGCAGTACATAATTGCCATCACAGCACGGCTGCAACCTGGCGAAAGTTAATGGAAGCCTTTCCCGACGCCTATGTAATCGGACTGACAGCAACCCCGGCCAGAATGGGTGGACAGGGACTCGGCGACATATTTGAATCGTTAATCATGGGACCATCCGTAAAGGAACTTATATCGTGGGGGAATCTCGCGCCCTTTCGTTACTTTGCACCACCTGTAAAAGCGGACCTGGCGGGACTGAGAGCTGTTAAATACGGTGACTACGATCAAAAAGAAATTGCCCTCCGGATGGACAAGTCAGAAATTATCGGCGATCAGATAGAGCAGTATTTAAAGTTGTCCCCAGGTGCTAAAGCCGTGTGTTATTGTGCCAGCATTGCTCACAGCCAACATACTGCCGAGGCGTTTAGAGCTGCCGGTATTCCGGCAATGCACATCGATGGGAATACACCACAAATGGCACGCGGAGCAGCAACAAATGAGTTTAAGAAAGGAACCATTAAAATACTATGCAACGTTGATCTGATTAGCGAGGGGTATGACTGTGCTGATATGGATGCCGTTATTCTGGCCCGGCCTACGCAAAGCTTGACATTACATATACAGCAATCTATGCGGGCTATGCGACCAGACAAGAGCAATCGTGGCAAGGTAGCTATAATTATCGATGCAGTTGGCAACGTGTATCGCCACGGCTTACCGGATGAAGACCGAACATGGACGCTTGAGGGCACACCTAAAAAGAAGTCTGCAGAAAAGATGGAAATCCCATTAAAAGTTTGTCCTAAATGTTACGGCGCTCATAAGCCTGGTCCGGCTTGTACGCTTTGCGGCCACAAATATCCTGTCGAAGAACGGGAAGGCCCGAAGCAGCGCGCCGGTGAGTTGGCCGAAGTCGTTGAGCTTGAGAAAAAACGGCTGCGTCAAGAGGTTGGCCGGGCTAGAGATGTAGTGACGTTAGAGCAGATTGCCATGCAACGAGGATATAAACCTGGCTGGATTATAAAGCAGTGCGAATATAAAAATATACCATTTGGAGGCGGAGGAAATGCCTAGAATATTTGCTGATATTAATTGTGATACAGTTGCCAGGGGAGTACCGATAATTGCGGTATATAATAACCCGTCCGACTACCCTGGTAAGTATGTAGCTAGATCATGGAATATAGGGAAGATAGGGAAGTTAACTCAAGTAGTTGTTGTAAAAAATACATTAGAAGAAATAAGAGAGCAAATACCCTATGGTTTTATAAATATTGGGCGTTCCTTTGATGACGATCCAGTCATCGAAGAGGTTTGGATATAAATGATTGATCGGTATTGGCTACAACCATGAAAAAAGTAAGGAGAGATTACCATGCTCGTAAACATAGACATAAACAAAATTGGACCTCACCCCGACAACCCCCGTAAAGACCTGGGCGACCTAACTGAACTCGCAGATAGTATCAAAGCCAATGGTATTTTGCAAAATCTGACCGTCGTACCGTGGTTCTCGAGAATTACCGGTGTAGGTGCAGATGATCCTAAACAGCAAGAGGAATTAGGATATATTGTCGTGATTGGACATCGCCGTCTTGCCGCCGCGAAACTTGCTGGCTTAACGGAAGTTCCGTGCGTAATCTCCGGAATGAATTATAAAAAGCAGATTTCCACCATGTTGCTTGAAAATATGCAACGCAATGATCTGACAATATGGGAGCAGGCGCAAGGATTCCAGATGATGCTAGACTTTGGCGACACCGTTGAGGATATTTCAACGCAAACTGGTTTTTCGGAAAGCACTGTGCGACGCCGCGCAAAGCTATTGGATCTCGACAAGGATAAATTCCAGCAGGCTGTTACACGTGGCGCCACACTGCAAGACTATGTAGAGCTGGATAAGATTCAGGACGTCGAAATAAAGAACAGTGTTCTTGAAAAGATAGGGACATCTGATTTCCGATGGACCCTTCAAAGAGCTATTGATAAGGAAAAATCAGAAAAGAATAAAGCCGCACTAATTACCCAGCTTGAGAAATTTGCCGTGCAGGTTAAAAAGGCGGACGGATTGATTACGACGCAATACTTTCACTTTCAAAACAGAAGCGAAGTAATAAAGCCGACCGATACCGGAGAACAAAAATATTTTTTTCTAGTTGGAGAATATAGCATACAGTTGCTTATAGAGGCAAAACAGGGTGAGAACACAAAGGCTGCTTCATCCACTAACAAAGAGCAACGGCAATTACAAGAACAGCGTGAGCGCCTTAATGAAATCAACAAAAGAGCATCTCAGCTACGTGACGATTTTGTCCGTAATTATACAAGTTCTAAAAAACATGCTCGTGATATCATGGCGTTTATGGTGCAGGCAATAATGCGGGGTGGTTTAGACTATTATGGCGCTGGGGTAAGTTTCTTCGAGATGCTTGGTATTGAGGCTCCTAAAGATGATGGAGAATTAACATTCGATTTAATTTCTGATATCTTCGATGCATCACCGGAGAAAGTGTTATTAGTTGCAGCATATTGCAGCACTGTAGATCAACATAGCAAATACCATGACTGGCAAGGACGGTATCAGGAAAATGAAAGTCTTGATCTGATGTATAACTATCTTGAAAGGCTTGGCTATGAAATGTCCGATGAAGAGCGGGCATTACGTAGCGGAACACATGAACTATATGTATGCGATAACAAACCTCGTGGAGATATTACCTGATGAATGAACATGACATACAAAATCAGATCCGTATCGAGATATCCAACCAACGTTTGGGCGTATCGTTCCGAACCAATGTCGGACGGGCATGGACCGGTAATAACATCCATAAAAATGCGGACGGCAGTATGACTATCATGGATCCGCGCCCATTCCAGACCGGTTTGCCGGAAGGGTATTCCGACTTAACCGTTGTAGTGCCGATGGTTATTACGCCAGAGATGGTTGGCAAACAGATTGCCGTTGCCGGGTTTATCGAAGTCAAAAATAAAACCCGTAAGGCGACACCTGCACAGTTAAACTTTATTGAGCAAATGCAAAGTATCGGCGCTCGCGCTGGCGTGGCTCGATCAGTGGAAGATGCAATACAGATTTTACGGGGTTGACGACTATGGACGCAGTTCAGTTTCTGACAACTATATATCAATACGCCGAAACAGGATACACGCAAGTATTCACGCTACCGACTGCGGCGGCCAGGGCAATACCTGTCACCGATTTTTCGCCAGTACCGGCGGCCATCCAAGCAGCTGGTCAGCAAGACATTTATTTTTCGCCGGGGATATGTGCCCAGCCAAAAAACCACAAACTGGCTGAAGCTGATATTATCGGCATCCCAGGGTTATGGGTTGATATCGACATTTGGCATCCGGATCCACGTGTCCACGCTAAACCTAATTTACCTAAGTCTGTGCAGGAGGCATACGTCCTCCTGCCGGACAACCTGCCACCGTCGCTGATTGTGTTTAGTGGTTACGGCATCCACTTATACTGGCTATTTCGGGAGCCCTGGTATTTTGACACTCCAGAGGAGAAAAAACGCGCCCAGGACATCCTAACGCGGATTCAATTGCATATTCGTCGGCAGGCCATGTCTCATGGTTGGCATATGGACTCTACACAGGATATCTGCCGCGTCATGCGTCTGCCTGGCACGCTGAACATAAAATTACCTGAACAGTCGGTATTAGCCCAGGTAATCGAATTATCCGATATCCGATACAATCCATCCGAGATCGATGAAATTTTACCTGCTCTGGAGCAGACCGCTGCGACCTCAAACACACGCACAACTGCCTTTGAGCGCCGGCCGACAGATGGGCCGGCAAGTTATATGCTGCAGAACTGTATGTTTATGCAGCATTGTCAATTAAATGCGTCGACACTTAGTTATAACGAATGGCTGGCCATGATCACAAATCTTGTCCGGGCTGTAGACGGCATTGATGCGGTACATGCAGTATCGGCAATGGATCCAAAGCGGTACAAAAAGAGCGACACAGATAAAAAAATTGATGAGGCCTTGGGCGTTATGAGTCCACAGAACTGCGATTACATACGGAAACTAGGGTTTCAGGGCTGTCCTGCCAATGGCTGTGGTGTACAGGCTCCTTGCGGCTGGTCACTGGGGCGCGTGCCGCAGGCTAGGGCAATAGTTCGTAATATCATAGTGCCGACCGCTGAAGAAGTCTATAAATCGCAAGTCATGGCAGCTGTAGCAGTGGTGGAGAAAGAGGTGCCGGCGGAATACGATTCGTTTTACCAACGTCTGACTGGCCAGGTCAATAAAAATACGTTTCGCAAGGAGTTAGCCAAATACAAACGGGAGCAATCCGGACTCACCGTCATCGATGGCGGTGGACAAGACGCTCCAGCCCTTGATCAAAACGGCGAGCAATGGTTAGCCCCGATGGTGCCGGATATCCCAATAAACCTGAAAATGCCAGGCAGTGGCTCAAACTATGCCATGTGGGTGTTTAACGAGAAAGGGATTAAACTGAAAAAAGAAACAGAAAACGGCGTACAGTATCAACAGGCAGCTTACACGCCGGTAGTAATATCAGAGCGGATATTTAATATCGATACACAAATGGAAAAAGCCCGTGTTTCATTCAAAACGGACTTTGGCTACTGGCGTCATATTGTTTTACCTAAAGCAACGATCTACAACACAAAAAGCATTGTCAATATCTCTAATTCTGGGTTAATCGTCACCTCAGAGACAGCCAGGGTAATGGTTAAGTGGCTTTCCGCACTCGAGGCGGCAAACGCCAAAACAATACCTATGCGGCAAGGCGTATCTAAGATGGGATGGCGTAACAACGATTCAGAATTTATCTTGCCGGGAGTCGCCACCAGCTACACGATTGACATAGGCGATGACGCGGCTGAATCAACAGTTTCCGGATTAGGTCAGGCCGGTGACTTTGGCGCGTGGATCGGCATCATGCAGCAGCTTCGAACACGAAATAAAGCCAGGTTTATTATGGCGACCAGCTTTGCGGCGCCACTACTAAAAATCGTTGGGCAACGCTCATTCCTAATCCATAACTGGGACAATACTCGCGGAGGGAAATCAGCCACACTACACGCCGCCTTATCTGTATGGGGTAAACCGGACAGCATTGCCGGCACATTTGACGACAGTAAAAGCAATGTTGAACGTACAGCCTCGTTGTTCACTGATTTGCCGCTAGGTATTAACGAATACGAACTGCTAAACGAGCGCAGAAAAGGCGAAATTGATTCGATGATATATATGATCAGTGAGGGCAAGGGAAAAGGACGCGCCACTAAAGACGGCCTGCAAAAAACTGTTTCCTGGCGTACTATAGCCCTGATGACAGGCGAATCGCAAATTACCCGCGCCAATAGTCGCGGCGGCATATTTACGCGGCTTATTGAGCTCAGGGGAGGCCCGTTGGTTGACGACGATCTGTTTGCTTCAAATCTTTATCCGTTCACAGCGCGTAACTACGGCCATGCCGGCAAGTTATTCATTGAGCAGCTGCTTAAAACGGATCATAACTGGCTGCGCGAAACTTATAATAAAACTCGCCTGGCACTGAGAACGAAATATAAAAATAAGCTGGAATCACATCTGGACGCTATGGCCTGTATTGCCTTGGCTGATTATTTGGCAAGCATGTGGATATTTGGCGTTGCTGAGCCAGCTGCCGGCGCAGAATCAATCGCCATGGTCGAGAAGATTACGGCTGAAATAATAACCAAGGCCGAGGCTGATGAGTCCGAACGGGCATGGGAATGGCTGCCGGACTGGCTGGCGGCGAACGAGAACCGATTCCAAAAAAGTTATCATGATCCTAAGAAAAGTGTTCATACATGGCTTGGATAC